GAGAGGCGCATCTTTGTTGCGATGATGCTCAACAAACACCCGTATTGTGTTGCGTGCCCTGTGTTCGCTGAACATGATGGTTTTGTCTCTTATGTGCGTCGCCCATCTCAGGATATCCATGAGTTAGTACGACGCTCACAAGGTGGCTCAGTAGTGGATGAGACGAACTGTATTGCGGTCTGCCGTCCGTGTCATACAAGGATAGGCAATTACCCTCAGTTGGCGTTTGACTTGGGTCTTGCTAAGAGGTCTTGGGAATAGCACCCGTAAGCACGCATCCTGTGGATAACCCTGTGGGAAAATAATTTAAAAAATATTCCAAAAATACTTGACATATTTATTATTGACCCATATACTTGTCTTCATCGGAACAGTTCCGAATCTCTTGAAAGGAGAAAAAAATGAAGACAGTATGGCTAGCAAATAAGGAAGACATTATTGACCACATCGTTTATTCAGGTGCAGACACTTACGAGTGGTACCGCACTTTGAGCGTGAATGACAATGGTCAAATCAGTTGCAAGATTAACAATGCGACCGCAACATTCTCTGCGACACACGCAAAAGATGTCGTGAACACCATCATCAAAGAAAAGAAATCAGGATGGGTTGCAGTTCAGAATGCAGTGGAATGCGATGACTTTGATTGCAACGCAAGCGACATCGTTCTTCAACACATCGTCTTGGGTGAATTAGTATTCGGATAAGACAAAAAGAAGTTGGGGGGAGGGGAAACCTTCCCCCCTTTTTTTGTACCCGTAAGTACTATTTCTTGCGTCCATGTCTGCGGTCGTATTTGACACCCATGCGATACAGCCATACTCCCATGAATACAACTACGAACCCGAGTGCTTGTGGGAAAGACAGGTTCACGCCTATATTCCCATTTCTTTTCTTTTGTCCGTTGCTGAGATGGATTCAATTTCGTCACTAAGTTTTACTTGCTCCACTTTGTAACCCACATCACGCCCGTAGACGATGTTTGTGATATTCGGGAACTTGACAACCATGGCGTGTTTCATTTTTTTATCCGCATCAATAAATGTTTTTACTTCAGGGAAAGAAAGCGGGTCTTTCTCACTCGTGCGATAAGTATTGCGAACTCCGACAACTACCTGTTCCGTTCGCTTGAGAGCCTCGTCATACAGTGCATGATGCCCTTCGTGCCATGGCTGATAACGACCAAGCATGAGAGTTGTCGGCTTCCGCCAATCATAAAGCCCGCAATGGAAAACAACCATTTCTGCTTCCTCGCTAACTGACAATCCTTCCACAATCTCAACATCAAAGTCAGTAGGGTCTTCCCACATTTTGTTTGTGTCTACGAAACGACCATCTTTAATCCTGTTCACCCACACAAGATAATCGGGTACACCAAACGCTTCCCGTGTTTCTTGAGTTGGGCAAATAAAGTCCACAATAACTATCTGCCCCTGTTCGTCAAGTAAGCGAGCAAGCGCTCCTAAACGGCGAGCGTTCTCAATACGGTCTTCAATGGCGAACCCTAAATCCTTATTTAAGTCTGCCCGTGCCTTGTCCGCATTGATATGAATACCATTCACACGGTCTGCTAATTCGGTAGCAAGCACGGTTTTACCCGACCCTGCTTGTCCAATAATTTGAATTATCATCAGGCTTTTCTTTCCTATACCCGTAGGCACATTTGATTACTAACACCAATACTTAGCGAACTAGTCTGCGCCTGCAATGAGTATGGCTAAACATACCAACATCACAAATCCACCTAGCAACGCATCAGTAGTGATATTCAACATATGTCAAACTATATAACAGTTATGAGTATATGTCAAGTACCCGTAAGCACAAAACTCAATCACGGTCAAAATCAGTAAACCGAAACAACAGGTACAAAACGAAGTACCCCCCAAAAATCACAGCCGAAAACACCCGCATCAAACCTCCACCCTCCACCTCAAACACAAAGCCCTACGCTGAGCATTCGCCTCCAACTTACGGGACTTCTCAGGCTCAGGCAACAACAAATACGATGCGACCCTCAACCGATTCTTCCTCTCACGCTCATACTCCCTGCGCCTCAACCGCTTCGCTATCGTGTCCTCACGATGACATCTATCCCACTCACGCTTATCCTCAACATTCTTATACGGCACAATCAACTGCCCTTTCTGCTGACCATCAAAACTAAATAAACCCCAAACAAAAACATGACAAAACCCCTCAAACTCCAAAGCACCTCAATCAACATGACAAACACAATCAAAGCCATAATCGGAACTTTCCAATTAGAAGATAAAACCCTTGCAACATAAGGCTTACACGACGACAACAATGTGTATTGCGTGTGTATGCGACCCCTGAACAGGTCGATGCGGTTTCTAAGCGGGACTGCCAACCTTTTGGTCTGAGATTCTGGCTGTGGGGAGTCGTATGACATATTTTTAGGCTACCTTATTTTTTTTAGTTTATCTAACGGGGGAGTGTTGTGGATGCGTAGACCCATTCGCCGTCTTCTCGGATGAAGCGTTCTACTAGTCCTTTTTGTATGAGTATTTCTAGTAGTTCTTCTATTTCTTCGTGGAATTCTTGTTCGGTCATTTTTGTTTGTTTCTTTTGTGTATCGGGCAATAGATTTCTGTGAGGTGGGGTTGTCGTCTGCATGGGGTTCCGCTGTGTGCGGTGTGTCCTGCGCATTTTCTGCGTTTTGAGGTCATGGTTATTGTTCGTTCATGTATTCGCAATATTTTTCAAACGCTCTGTGTGCGATTAGGTTGACTTCGTCGTCCAATCTGTCTGCAACAGTGCCGGAGTTGTCCCATCCTTTGTCTGCCATAATCCAATCAAAGAGTTCTCCTACTGCTCGTTCTAGGAGTTCTATTTGTTTGTCTTTTGATTTCGGGATGGCTGGTAGCGTGTAGTCCGTGTACAACATGTTGGGTGTGCTCCTTTTATAGGTGTATTAGTTGGTGTTCTTTTAGCGTGAGTCGGGGACCGTAACCGTAGTCGCTTTTTTGTGCATTTGCAAAGAAATGTTCGCGGGTTGTTCCGCCGATTATTTGGAATTTCGTGTTTGTGCCGATGTTTTCCCATTGGTCTTTGGGTTGGTTGCAGTGGACGATGATGCATTGTTCTACATCTGGTTTCCAGAGTCCGTAGTTGCAGTGTTCGGGGTCGTTGATGATGAGGTCTTTTTGGGAGGAGGTTTTGATTTCGGTTTTTTTGTTGTTTATGGTGGTGTCGTATCCGTTGTCTGCGCCTATGTAGATGTCCCAATCTATTTGTGTGTTGTAGTAGCGGGAGATGATGACTTCTCCTGCTTTTCCGAGCATGATGATGCCTTTTTCTGTGGCTTTTGTCGTGTATTTGCGGTCAGTGACATTGTGTTGATTTTTGTTATTTTTGCAGTGTGTGGCGAATGTGCGCAGTTGCAGTATTTCTCGGGCTGTTAGGTGCATCACTGGATATTTTAGGAGTGTGTCCATATTGTTTTAGTTTATCTAGCGGGGGACTGTTTTGTTTTTTGGGCGCGGTTCATTTTTTGTATGTCCGCCAAGCCGTGTTTGTTGCGGGGTCGCTATTTCCGTCCCAATAGGTCGGAATCTCTCCAAGTACTGTTGCCGCGTTATGTATGTCTTCATCCATCTTTGAAAGTTCTGTATCAAGGTTGGTAAGCCATCCAGCGGCAAAATAATCTTCGGAGCGTGCGCTCATTACTTCAGGCATCCATATTTTGAGAATGTTTTTTAATTGATTTGCTTCTTCTCTTGCTTCAGCAAGTTTTTCCTCAAGAGTATGACAATGGTCAATCCAGAACTTGAGAGCCCTGCGTTCTTCTATTCGTTTTTGTTCTGGTGGTAGGTCAGGCATTTCCATGTGTTTATTCCTTTTATTTTTGGTTGTTGTGTTGGGCGATGCGGGTTTTTATGATTTCGCAGTACTGTTCGGATATTTCGCTTCCGATCCAGTTTCTTTCTAGTTCTATGGAGGCTATGGCTGTAGTGCCTGACCCCATGAATGGATCGTAGACGGTCTGGTGGGGTGTTGTCCACGTTGTTATGTGGTCTTTTGCTAGGTCTAGCGGGTATGGGGCTGGGTGTCCGAACGAGTTTTTGCTGGTGGTGTAGCGCCATATGTTTGTTCGTGGCGAGTAGTCGGGTACGGGGTTTTTGAGTTTGCCTGCATAGTCTTTGTGTCCTGCCCATTTGTTTGGTTTGTCGCAAATGAGGGTCGCTGTGGGTTTGCCTTTGGTAAAGACGAACATGTATTCAAATATTTGTGTGTATCTGTTGGATGTTTTTTGTGCGGGGAATGTTGAACTGTTCTTTTCGTAAATCATAGTGTCATGGAGGTTTAAGCCGTTATCCATGAATTGCAGTGCTTGGCGGAATGATGTCCCTGATTCTGTTCCGTTGCGTGTTTCATCTCCTACTACCCACACGAGTACTCCGCCGGGTTTGAGGATTCTTGTGATTTCTTGGCTTGTTATAAGGAAGTTGAATGTGTAGCCGTCGTAATGCCTGAGGTTGTCGTATGGGGGTGAAGTCAAGACGAGGTCTATTGAGTCGTCGGCGATGCGTTGCATTGTTGTGATGCAGTTTTCGTTATGAATCGTGTTGAGTAGGTGTGCGTTCATTGGATGATTTTGCTTTGTGCTTCTTGAACATAGTTTTGGTCTATGTCGTAGCCGATGTATTGCCTGTTAAGTCGGTTGGCTGTTGTGGTCGTTGTTCCTGTTCCGTTAAATGGGTCTAGGACGATGTCTTCAGGTTGCGTTGTGAGAATCACACAGTTTTCTACGAGTTGTGATGGAAATGGTGCGGGATGCGTGGTTTGTTTTTGTGGTGAGATGTCCCATATTTCGGTGAGGTATTGCGGGTCTAGGTTTTCTCTGAATGTTTGTGGCTTGTTTTTTGATAGCCAATAGATATGTTCAGTGTTCGGCAACAGATGGTCTTTACGAATGTTCGGACTGTTTTTGCGGTTCCATATTATGAGTTGATAAATGTTGGCGTTTGTTTGGTGAATGAACTCTGTTGGTAGTCGTGCTTCGTTTTTGTATCGGCGTGGCTTGTGGTTAAAAAAGATTGAGCCGTTTGGCGTGATAACACGGTGTAGTTCGTTGATTATTTCTACTATCCAGTTTTGGTAGTCATTTTCTGGCATGTTGTCGTGGTATTCGCCGTAGTCAATGTTGTGTTTTTGCCAAATTTGGTTTGTTGTTTGTGTTTTGCCGTTTTGTATCCCCTTCTTGTTGTACGGGGGTGAAGTAACAACGGTATTGATACTGTCATCGGGCAGTTTTTTTAGTTCCTCTAATGCGTCGGCACATTTGATGATGTTGGTTTCTATTTTCATATGTGCGTTCTTTTCCGTTTAGATTTAAATAAGCGGGGACTGTTGTTGTCTTCTTAGCGCATCTAGACCAAGTTGACCATTGATGCGACCGAGTCGTCGTTGTTCCGCTTCTTCTTGTTCTCGCCGTTTTCTGCCAAGGTACATGAGTGCGTGTTCGCCAACCATTGTGATTTGGTACATGTTCTTCACATTGGGGTGTTTGGGGTCATAGGGCGCGTCAAATTTTGTGACATATCCAATTTTTACGAGATGCTGTAACGCGGCATCTACTCTTTTTGAGTTCATAGAGTTCATGCAAAATTCTCGGTAATCAACAACTGTGAACATTCGTTCGCCTCTGAATTTTGCGTAAGACAAAACCTTGTACGAACTACCACCATAAATCATGTATTTCGTTGGTTTAGTTAACGGTGTTTCCTCTATGCCTAAAAACTCTAATGATTGACGCGATTTTGACGGCGGTCTTTTTCTATTAGTGCGTGTGTCTATTCTTTTTTTAGGGTTTTGTGGAGGGATATTCATCGGTGTTAATATACTCTCGTATAACGAAAGGAACTTATGAAACGAGAAAAAATTGTTAAAAAGCGTCCTGTGGATAACAAAGATGTTTTGGTCAATCGTCTAGGTTCTGCTATTAAAGTTTCTCGTGATTTTAAACCGTGGAGTGTAAAGCGCGGTTCATCCGAGGCTGAAGTTCTTGAGTTTTTATGTGATGCGCGTGATGCGATGGATCCTGATGCAAATTACATCATGATGTTGCTTGACAGTCACTCTTTGGAAGAGTTGATTGTTGAGGGTCTGATTAAAATCGTTGACTAGATTTTAATAGTTGGCGTGCGAGTCAACAAAATTTAGTACTCGTTCTGCTGTTGTTTCACCGTCTGTGCCGGGGTCTGTTTTTAGCCAGCGAATGAAGTCGTACCATTTTCTTTGTTGGTCTGGACTGTCAAATACGAGTGTGTATTGAACGATTGTTTTTGAGCCGTTTGCTACAACTGATGGTGCGCCTTGGGTTACCGCCTGATGGGTATCTGTGCCTACTGGTGCGCTTAGCACTGTATCGCCGTTGTCCATTTGCGTACTGACGGCTTGTGGCTGTAACGGCTGTTCTGTTGCTTCTGGTTGCAGTTGCTGAATGACTGGCGCTTCATATGGGGTGTCGTCTTCTTTGTAGTAGTCACCTTCCATTTCCGCTAAGTCAAATTCGTCCCATCCGAGTGCGTCAATGAGGTCGTCGTACTCTTCACCTACTTCTCCAAGTAGTTCAAAAAGCATGTCGCTATCTGTTGTGCCTAGTTCGTTGGTTCGGTTGTCGGCTAGTGCGTATGCAATGGCACTTGACAGGTCGCCTTCAAATTTGATGCAGGCGATTGTTTCCCATCCGAGTTTTTTCGCGGCTTCGTATTGATGGTTTCCCGCAATAATTGTTGATGTTCCGTCACTGTTGTCCTTAATGACAATCGGTTTTACTTGACCGAATTCGCGGTACGACGCAACGATTGCATCAATGTTGCCTTTGCGGGGGTTGTTCTCAAGGTGTACAAGTTTTTCTAACGGTGTTGCTAGGTGCTCGATGCTTTTGTGTATACCTGACATTTATGTATCTTTCAAGACTGTTGAGAACGGAAGAAGTACATCCACCGTCGCATTTTTTGTTTTTTGAACCATTGATACAAGTTTCGGGGTGTTCACATCAGGACCGAACGCTAGATATGTTCCGTCTGTTGAATCAACTCCCCATTCTTTTGCTAGCAACATTCTTTTAAAAGAGTTTACCCTGCCCATGTGTACCCATATGGAACGATCTTTTGCCTCTGAGCAGAATAATCGTGCTTCATCAGAGAGTTTGAATTGTGTAGTCCCCCCGATAAAGAGGCAACCCATTGTGTTCCATGGAATTGTTGACATATCCGCTCCGTCTTGCAAGACAAACGCTGGCTTGTATCCAAGTGATGCGACCTGTTGCCAGTACTGATGCCACCTTTCAACGGTTTTTATATGGTCTGCTACCACATCTGGAACTGTAGCAAACAAGGATTTTGTTGGGTCTTCAAATCCTTTTAACCAGTTCATCCATATTTTTTCATCCCAACGACTTGCGAAACACCCATTGTCAGCAGCCCAGTGCCACGAATGTGGGGAACTGTTGGTATTGCGTTGACTGAACGGGGTTAACATCAACCCAATGTTGTTGTCATAAAGTTTTTGTTGAAGTTCAGGCTTTGAGGGCAGGCATCCGCTTAGATAAATCATTTGCAATCCATATTAGTAAACCACCAAGCAGAGCCATTTGGGTTTTACCAATAACCTGTCCTTGCCAGTACATGGTTGAACCGAAAGCAATCTGTAAAAAAATGAATGAGTCAATGAATCCGCCAACTATTCCAGATGATACGACAGCGCCAATCAGTGTTTTCTTGCGGAGTTTTGTGTAGACAGCGAAGTCTGCTAGTTCTCCACAGGCAAATGCGATTGCGCTTGCAGTGGCTACTGCTGGATTGACCGCGTACGACAAGAGGACACCAATAGCAATGGCAATGAGTGTGACCTTGCGTCCATATGTTCTTTGTACGAGGTCACGTAGGAATAGTGCTAAGCCAATCATGAGAACACCTGACGGGGCGTTGTAACCAAACCCAACAGGGATTGTGTGTGGACCATCTGGAAAAAATTGTGTTCCCATGTTTGAAATCATCCAGTTGGCAACAGGGATTGTTGCTAGATAAAGAATAATTAGTGTTGCTTTTTTACTCATTGTTGTTCCTTTTTGAGGGTGTGTATGGTTTGTGTTGGTTGAATATTGGGTCATTTATACTCCCGTTTGTACACGCACATTGGCATTCAGTGTGCGGAGTGCGTCTAGTGATGTTCGCACGGTCAGTAATTTTTCTCGTTTAGATTTAACTAACGCTTCACTAATCTTATACGAATAAGCCTCGTCAGAAAGTTTGTAGTCCGCCCATGCTTCTCGTTCTTTAATGCTTCCTTTGGCGGCTAGGTATTCTTTAGCCCAATTACCTTTCATGAGCGCATCTTTTTTAGCGGCGTCAACAGCAAGGGTTTCAAAGGCTTCTGTCTCTTCTTCAAGTATCCCCAAGAGACGCATGATTTCCGATTCAATTTCTACCTGCGATATAGGTTGCGATCTAGCCATTTTTTCCCTCGCTGAGTTCTGTGAAGTCACATTTTTGTAAAGCCAAAATTTGGTCTTTATTCCATTCGTAGGCTGACTGACCTAAATATGTTGCGGTCATCTGTTCAAGAATCCAAGCATCGCATTTGTCGTTTCCATCAGCACCCGAGAAGATTATCCCAGTTTTCGCTGTGATTGCCGACATTACGTCTATTTTCCCTGAGTTACCTTTTCCTGTGGCAAACTTTGCCCTACAGGTCGGCGGGATTATCACGACAGGTATTCCTAGTTCGCGCATTGCTACTTTGATTACTCCACCTAGTTCGCCTATTGAGTGGGCTTGAGAGTATTGGGAAGCATATGAATAGCCTTCAATTGCGACTATTTCTATTCTTTCGTTTTTTGCGATTTCACTAATTATGTTTTTTATTTCAATTAATCTAGACGCACCGCGTTTTTTTGATTTAATACTTCTCGTGACTCCACCCACACTTATGCCCGTGCTGGTTAAAGAAAGGTCTAGACCCATTATGGTTGCCACATTTCAAAGATTACTACACTAATCTATTTTGGTGGTTAACAAAAAATCTGCACCTCAAAAGAAGATTGTCTCAATTGACAAACAAGGAGGCTGGGGTGATGTCTCGTATTATCACAAACTTGAATGTGGTCACATCGAAGTTCGTAAACGAGCGTCTACGGCACCAAAAATTGCTTGCACTTGGTGTGTCTTAGGCGAAGAAAAAGGAAAAGAGTTACGCGCCCTAACATTGGTACAGCCGCCTACTTTGGAAGAGGTTTGGGATTTTTACGACAGCACCATCAATGAAGAAGTTGATATTGCGCAATTGCGTGCTGGTCTTGCTAGTGCGATAGGTTGTCCACAGGACAGTGTTGAGGTCGTCGCAGAGGTTGTGGAAAACAATGTTCTAAAGGTTATGTATGTCAATGTTTTCCTTGATTTGGAAACTGCAAAAAGAATTGCAAAGTACGAAAAGAATATTTGACGATATAAACATTTCGCTTGTAGTCTTGTGGCAAATAATCAAGAACTAGTCACGAGGGGGACACTTGATAAACCCAACAGAGATAGAACAATATTTCGACACGAACCTAGCGGCTTGTCGTGGAGTAGACATTTCGCTTTTTTATCCCGATTCACGGTCGTTAAGATATAGACCAAAAATCAGAGCAACAGAATTTTGCAAGAAGTGCAAAGTTATACAAGGTTGTTTAGATTATGCTCTTCGTTTTGAGCCACTCGGTATTTGGGGCGGTACTAACGAAGTGGAAAGAGAAGTTTTGAGAAGACAAGAAAAAATCAACTTACCTATGGAGCGTTCACAATCAGTCGCTGTTCGTAGGGCTCTACGAAGCGGAAGAATTAAAAAACAAAATGAGCACATGAATAATGGCTAGTGCTTCAATTCCTCAACATGCAGACAAATTTCTCTCTCTTTTAAACGGTGTCCGCCCAACATCTAACGGTTGGGAAGCGCGTTGTCCGTGTCGCAACGACGACAACAACCCATCTCTATCTGTCGCTTTAGGTCAAGACGATAAAGTCCTTGTTACATGCCACAGAGGACAAGGTTGTTCTGTAGTTGAAATTTGTGACGCTGTAAACCTGAAAGTAATAGACCTTTATCCTCCTAGACCTGAAGAAAGAAAACTGTCCCTCGTAGCAACATACGATTACCGTGACGAAAACGGCAAACTGCTGTTTCAGAAGCAACGGTTCGTTGACCAATGGGGGAAGAAAACTTTCCGCCAAAGAAGACCCGACCCCGCCAACAACGGCAAATATCTCTACACATTAGACGACACACCAAAAGTTCTGTATCGCCTTCCTGAAGTAATTGAAGCAAGAAGAACAGGCGATTTGATTTGGCTTGTTGAGGGTGAAAAAGATGCCGACAACATGGTCAAACTTGGTTTTTGTGCAACAACACCACCTAATGGTGCAGGTAAGTGGCTGGACATTCACACTGAAGCATTACAGGGTGCAACTGTTTGGATTATTTCTGATAACGACAGCGTCGGTAGAGAACACGGCAAGAATGTCGCTAAAACCTTGGAGAATAATGGTTGCAACGTTATCTCTTGGGTTCCACCAAGCAACTTTAAAGATGTTTCGGAACTTCTTGGTTCTGGCGGAACACTAGATGATTTAGTTGAATTAAAAGATGCTGAACCCATTGAAGAAGATTTAGAGTACGAAGAAGAAGAAAAGCAAACCGACGCAATCATTGAAGCGACAACACCACTTACTTCGCTTGCCGAGCAGATTTCCAATTTGTTAGTAAGAGAAGATTTAAGTGAAAATGTTCGCTTAGCCAAAGCGTCAATGCTTATCGGTTCCTTTGGTTTTGAGGACAAGATTGACAAAGGACGACTCGTTAACTGGTCAGATCTTGTTTTAGAAGAAGTTGAAGATGGATATGACTGGGTTATCCCAAATGTTCTTGAACGAGGCGAGCGAGTAATAGTGGTCGCGGCGGAAGGCGTTGGTAAAACAATGCTCGCTCGTCAAATTGCTATTTGCAGTGCATATGGTATTCACCCATTCACGATGGCGAGAATGAAACCTATTCGTACTCTAACTATTGACTTAGAAAACCCTGAGAAAATCATCCGTCGTTCATCAGCAAGCATCATTGGAGCATCCAAGCATCTCGGGTATCTCAAAGGCGCACCTGAGTGCCATATTCTCATCAAGCCATCAGGTGTTGATTTGATGAGGGCGTCCGATAAGGCGATAATTGAAGAGGCAGTTGAGACAATACGACCAGACCTGTTGCTCCTCGGTCCCATCTACAAATCATTTGTTGACCCCGGCGGACGAACATCTGAGGCTGTAACCGTGGAAGTCGCAAAGTATTTTGACATGTTGCGTGACTACTACAAGTGTGCTTTATGGCTTGAGCATCACGCTCCTCTTGGCACGAGTTCTAGCACGAGAGATTTGCGACCTTTTGGTTCAGCCGTATGGTCACGCTGGCCGGAATTCGGTCTTTCTTTAACACCCGACCCAACTGCTGTCGGCGAATATGTCTACGATGTGCGACATTTCCGTGGGGCGCGAGATGTGCGTGAATTTCCAACTAAGATGAGAAGAGGAAAAGTTTTCCCATTCGAGGTTCTTGAATTTATGAAGGCGATATAGAAATGGCTGAAAAGGGTTTAACTAGAGAGTTTCTCGCTGAACGCGATTTGCGCATTTTTAAGATGAGGCAGGCTGGCGTGCCTATTTCAGAAATAGCACGACGATTCGGAATCGGTACCTCCAATGTGTCTCATTCTATTCGTAGGCAATTGGGCAAGTTAAACCAAGAGGCGCTTCTTGCCTATCCTGAAGTTTTGCAGATGGAATTAGAGAGGTTGGACGCCCTACAGTCCGCAATCTGGCCGATGACGCAACACCGAAAGCAAAAAATGGATGACGGCACAGAGGTTTCCATAGAACCTGACATTAAGGCTGTTTCTACTGTTTTGTCTATTATTGACAGACGAGCAAAGTTGTTGGGCATGGAACAGACGAATGTCAATGTTCAGATGGATGTTCGTGAAAGTTCGCCGTTGCGTGCAGTTCTTGCTGGTGCACCCGGGGTCGTTCAGGCTGAAAAGTTTGATTCGGAAGCAGAAGGTAAGAAGTTGCTTGCTTTGATGGCTGACGCTGGAATATTGCCCAAGGAAACGATTAACGAGTTATTGAATGATTTTCCCGCGATTGGCGACGGTTCGGATATTCAAGATGCCGACATCGTTGAGGATGTATCTGTGAAAGAGATAGATAATATCTAATTTCAAAAAACGATAGTTTCTTGCAGTCAATCGCCAATCAAGATGGCATCATGGTTGACTATGATTATCGCACTCTTACTCACAATTTCTTCAGTTACCGCCGTACATCTTTTTGTCATGAAATCTGTGGATAGTTTCACTGGTTATGGTGAAAGAAGTTCACGATACGAGTGGGACAGTTTTCAAAACAAGTACAAGTTTTAATCAAAAATCGTCTCGGTAGAAAATTTCAAATCCGCAATGCATGACCGCGGACGCTAAAGTCCCAAAATAAACATCCCTGTCCATGGTTTGGTCAACTGGTTGTGACGGTATTTTGAGCGAGGCTTTTAGGGCAGCGGCGAACTGTATGTCCCTCATTGCTTTTCCACCGTCATAGAGGAGTACATCCTCAAACTGCACTACTCTGCCAACGGTTGCTAGGTACGGCAACGCCACGAAAGTGTGGTCGTCGTTTGTGAGATGAGTGAAAGATATGCATTCTTTCACGGGAACCTTGTTTTCGCCGTAAAGTACGGCTAGGTCTTTTCCGTGTGTTTCCTCAGGGGACATAGAGCAGTATCCCTCAGCCGCGATGGTGTATTCATCAATGCCCCAGCCCTGACGAACGATGCATGATGCTTCTATTATTTTGGTGAGGCGTTCTTCTTTGGGTGTATCAAAGGTGTTTTTTAGTTGAAGAATCGCCACAATTTCATTTTTTCTCCATCCAAATATATTAATGTTTAAATCAGAACCTATTCCGTCTTCTTTAACGAGAGCCGATTTTGCTCCTTTTATGGACTCCACGCATAGCGCCAACTTGTCCATTTCGGTCTCATAGAATCCTGTAAACATGATTTACAAACCCTACCGTATGGTAATCCTCACAAAATGAAGGTTGCATTTGGGTCATAATCTTCATACTAAAGTGTTGACATGACACAAAAACCGAACAAAAAAGCACCTGCAAAGAAGACCCCAGCAAAGAAGGCTTCAGCGAAAAAGGCAACCCCTAAGAAGTCTCCTGCAAAGAAGACTGCACCAAAAGCGAAGACAGTCGCCTCACAGACTGAAGAAACGGTTGCTAATAAAACTGTTCTTCAAGAAGTAAAGCCAAGCACTTTCGTTGATAGCGAACGCTTTATGAAGTCCATTGCAGAGTCGAATATAATTAAGGCAAACGACATTAAGTCTGCTCCTTTGCGTAAAAGAATGCTTGCGTGGTTTAAGATTCGCAAGTAGTATTAGCCTCACATGATGGGGCTACCGAGGGGAATTTATGACCGAAGAAAATAGTGTGCTGCCCGTCAGTACTTTAAGTATTGATAGCAACATTCTCCTTGGTGATGTGAGGAAAACATTAGCCTCGTTGCCTGACAACAGTATTCATTGTGTTGTGACATCTCCACCCTATTGGGGTCTGCGAGATTACGGAACTGCAACTTGGGTCGGCGGGGATGAAAACTGTTCCCACAAGAGAGATAGTAAGTTCAGCGAAAGTTGTACGACAGGGCAGAAACTTCTTGAAGGCGCTATCGGTGACGGCATTTATAAAGTTCAGTGTCCACGGTGTGGCGCAATGCGCAAAGATAGCCAACTTGGTCTAGAGCCAACATTTGATGAATATGTTGAACACATGGTTGAGGTTTTTCGTGAAGTGCGTCGTGTCTTGCGCGATGATGGCACATTGTGGCTAAACCTCGGGGACTCCTACGCTGGCAGTAACGGCAACGGCTGGAAGCAGTCAATCGCATCAACTAATGCTTCCAATGCAGGTGGCGAAAACGAAGACTTCAGGGCGAGAATCGGGCGTGATGACGGTGAACTTAAACCGAAGGATTTAGTTGGAATCCCTTGGCGTGTGGCGTTTGCTTTACAGGCTGATGGGTGGTTCCTGCGTCAAGACATTATTTGGGCTAAACCAAACCCAATGCCTGAATCAGTGCGAGACCGTTGCACCAAGGCACATGAGTACATTTTCTTGTTGTCTAAAAAGGGTCACTATTTCTTTGATTATCTTGCCATTAAGGAACCAGCGAAGTACGCTAACGATGACCGTGGTTCGCGAGCCGATTCCCGCAGGGAGGCAGGTGTTCGTAACACGATGCATGGCTCAACAGGCGAATTCAGGAACAAGAGGTCGGTATGGACAGTCACAACCAAGCCTTTCAAAGGGGCTCACTTCGCAACATTTCCACAGGACTTGATAGAGCCATGTATCTCTGCTGGTACGAGCGAAATGGGTTGTTGTGCTCAATGTGGGTCACCTCTGAAGAGGATTGTCCAAAGGACACGGATAGCACGCAACGAACTTCCTGAGACCGATTCAAGGTATCGCCCGAACAACTACAACGGCGCATTTGGTGAAATCAACGGCAAGGGCGATGCTGGTTATACGCAAACAGAAACCCTTGGATGGGAAAAAGAGTGCAAATGCGAGACGGAAGAGACTGTCCCATGCACTGTTTTGGATGTTTTCTTTGGTGCTGGAACAACGGGTGTAGTAGCACAGCGACTGGGTAGAGACTATTTGGGCTGTGAATTGAATCCCGAATATGCGCAGATTGCCACAGCACGGTTAATTGACGAAAAAGAAAAAAATAGGTTACTTTTGCTCTCGCAGGAAATTCAACCGTCTCTTTTTGAGGTTCATTCTGACGACTGATAAATGTTGTATTATTTACCTACACAGGTATTTCCTTTGACTTGGAGGTCAAAATGTCAGCATCTATTCCAGTTCTTCTTCCACTCACCGTCAACGGTACTGTGGCAACCACTTCTACGGTAGTTGTTCGCGTTCCTGTTGCCGCTCGTGTTCGCGATGTCACTGTCGCAGTTGGAACAGCACCCGTTGGTTCAGCACTTGCAGGAACAGTTCGTAAGGCAACATCATCAGGAACAGTTGTAGCAACTTTCTCAATCGCAGCCGCTGCAACTTCTGCTGTAGCAACAATGTCCACAGTGGATGGCGCAGACGAAATCGCTGAAGGCGACTTGCTTCACCTCGTTGTTTCTGGTGTAGGTTCAAGTACTGCTGGTTCAAACTTGACAGCACTTGTTGAACTTGACGGTTCAGCAGACCAAGACGGTGTTGATGTTCACAGCGTTGCGGTTCTCCGCGGAAACCACCCAGGTTCAGTAGTAGCGTAAGTTGCTAACGGGTGATTAGTTCGCCCGTAAAATTTAAACCCGACAAGTAGTTGTTCCCCCACATTCGTGCAGGTCTGTGGGGGAACAACTATATATGGGCTCAGTTTGGCTGAGTAAAAGTAACGGCGACCCTATCTCCTGCGGTGCCGAGAAGAGATATTGCGTCTTGTTTTGTGTGCGTAGAGCACCATTCACCGATTTCCATGTCGGTTATCAACTCTAAATAGTCACAAAAAAACCGTGCTCGTGAGCACATGTATGGAGGAACCCCACATTTTTCGGGCTCTGTTTCACCAGTTTTCAGTAGTTTTTCTGATGCCCCACACGCAAGGAGTATCGCACCCCAAACATCTATTTCACCTGAATAGGGGTCATAGGTGTCGGAGTTAGAAAAGCCATGTTTCTTAATCCTGTCCATGGCAGAGTCATAAATATCATGCGCTCCAAGTTGTTTCAGGACTGCGAACATTACTTAATTGGACATGCTCCCGTTGCGCAGTCCTCGAGAGTCAAATCAAAACCTGATGCTTGGCTAAGCGCGATGCTTGTGTCAATCTTTGATACAAGCGTGTTGTATTGCTGTTCCGTGATTTGCTCGTATGGAGGAAGCGGGAAGTTATGGTCTGCGTGCAGAAGGAATGATACCGATTTGACACCAGTGTCATAGTTCTTTGACAACCATTCTTTTATTTGTTCAAGTTCTTCCTTGCGGTAATACACAGTTACAGAAACAGCATTGTCTGCCCATTCTGTTTGCATCTTTTTTACCCATTCAAGTTGCTCAACTGCTGTCATGTCTTCGGCAAGAATTGCGGTGTCTGGTGACTTGCAAGGGAACTCAACGACATATCGCAGGTGGTCTTCTCTGCCGTCCAAACCAATATCCCAAGTGACTTTATGTCCTCGTTTACGCAAGCCGTCTACAAGGGCGTCAGACGCTCCAAAACGGACTCTACGGATGTAATACGGTGCGAATGCTGGATGTATGCCCGGCGTGATTCCGGGAAGCAGTGAGAGCGTCCCAGACGGTTGAACTGTTGTCAGTCTGACAGAACGAGGGAATCCTTTTTCTTTAGAATACTTGACATCAAATTCGTCCAAGTGCCTGTATGCGTCATCAAGCCAAGCAACCTGCTCTGCTGATGCTTGCAACACGCCTGAGATACTTTGACCTAGGCGAGCGTTTTTGGAAACAATTGAGTTCGTTTTAGCGTACGGATAAGTGAGACGAGTGATTTGCTTCTGAACCATGTAGAGAAGTTCGGAAAGTTCCTTGAACTGCTCAATGCTCTCGATGTTGGGAAGAAAGATAGTTGAAAGGTTGCAGGATTCTCCGTCACCCAAACCGATTTCAGCACATGGGTTGAATCCCTCAATTGTTTTGTCGGCTCGCTCTTCTTTAAGGCGACCAAACTTGCGTGCCAAGCGTCGGTTAACTAGACCGTACGGCTCGCCACCGCCTGCATAGCCCTTCCAGAGTTCAGGCATGATGTGGTCGTAGTAATCCGCATAGATGCTGTTGTTGCTGTTAGCACGGTAGGCAGGAATGTCTCCTGACGCCCAATTCTTTGCTCGCAAGAACAGAACATCGTCAGGGTCGCCGATTGCTATTTGCGCCGACCTACGCGACGAGCCGGAAACAACAACGCGACCAATAATGTTGCAAATATCCAAAACATCAATAGACCTTAATTTCTTTCCTTCACGATTTTCCATTACTTTGCAAATATCTGCGATTCCGTCAACGAGCGCACCGGGTCCGCTTGCTGTGCCACCAAATGTTTTCAATGGTGCACCAAACTCACGAATAAGAATCGTTGAGTATGAGAAAGATTTTCCTGTGTCAAAGTATGACTTCAAAACACTGTGGAGAAGTCGTCTCCAACCTTGACGCGAATCAGGCACAATGATGTCGGCGTCATTTGAACGCTCGTGAGTGATTTTTACATTTGCGATAACTTTAGGTAGGTCATGAATTTTTGCTCGTTCCACAGAGAAGCCAACACCACCGCCAAGCATGAGGTGGTCAAAAAGGAATTCAAAGTCTTCAACCTTTTCAATGTTTACGAAGTAGCAGTTGTTTAGAGAAGCGGCGTTGAACTGCTTAATCAACGGTGTGCCAAGTTGCCATAGGGCGCGACCTGAAAATGAACCACGAAGATTAAACACATGGTCATACAGTTTTTCTGCTTGTTCTTGAGTTAACGGTGTTCCAATTTCAATTGCGCCGTTGACGCAACGCTGTACTGTTTCTGCCCAAGTTTCGTTTCTGTCTTGTTCTTCTATGCGACGAGAATATGTTCGCAGGTAAACGACCTCACCGAGACCGCTAAACCCCCATGGTGGTGTTTGTGTTTTGTAGCGCTCAACAAATTCTTGAGTAATTACAACGGTCATTTTGCCTCTTTCTGAACAGTGTCAATTTAGATAGAGAACCATCTTACAACACAAACGATTTTCAGTAAAACGCTAGTTGCTTGTGAGGTTGTGCTTTCGCGCTTCTTCTAAAGATATTGTTTGACCAACAGAGAATTTTTTCACTTTTGTAAAAGCACCGGGAGATATTTCTTCTATTTCAAAAACATCTTCTTCAACACGAAATGTTTGCTTGTTATCTAAAGAACTAAATAGACCTAAACCAAATATTGACACTGGTGGTTTATGTTCATCAGGTACACAATTACCACTTGGGTCTCCGCAAACAATACAAGGCTCGGAGGAAGCCCTCAAAAATTCAATGTCACCATATATGTATTCGGGCATGACTAATTGTAGCCGTTGTCAAACCCCTCAGGGACATAAAAAAAGAGCGCCTTTCGGCGCTCTTTTCTTTCTATGCGAGGGGGCATAGAGACTTTGACCCTTTATTTTTTGGGTGCGAACTTGTTTTCCGCTTTAAGGACTTTCATTTCTTCCTCAAATACTGCGTCAAACTCTTCTTTGTAACGGTTCTGAAGGACGAATGATGCGCGTCGCTTTGCTTCCAATTTACGCTTTGACTCAATCTTGCGAAGTTCTGCTCGCCTGTTTCGCTCATCTTCAGGGAGACGCTTGCGACCACGGGTAACACCGAGTTGCTTTTTTACCTTTTCATATGTTGTTGCCATTTTGGCTCCTATTTTTGTCTAATTAGCATTATTGCTGAAACTGAATAATACAGGTGGTTTAATAATAAAGCAACCCAAATAAACATTTTCCCTTAAAAGCCCTGTTTTAGGGGTTCCGAGGTGGGGGTTGCAAAACCATGTGGGTAGGGCTAAACTTACGGTATGAATAATATACCTAGAAACACTCAACAACTATCCCAAACCCTAATTCTATTACCTACCGTTAGAAACCTTGAAGAGGCACTTAACGAATGTCTTGAATATGATGCGGTTATCACAGCGGGTCCACAGGCTGACGAGGTCAGCGACTTTGGTCACCCGATGCATAAAGTCGTGGACTTTAGAGATACCTCAATGTTGACATCAGGCGGTCCGACATATGAAAATGTGTGCGAATTGATGGAATTTGGAATTGGTGTTCCAAAACTACTAGTCCACTGTCATGCGGGAATTTCCCGTTCAACAGCAACAGCATGGGGTGTAGCAATAGGAAACGGGGTTGACCCGTTGGAAGCATTCCTTCAACTAAAACAGAACCACCCCAATGAGCGAGGTTTTTCAGGTTTCCGTCACGGCGTTCAACGCACATTTGCACCCAACAGACTCATTGTCTCGCACCTTGAAAAATACTTCAACCTAGAAGGTGTACTCGTCCCTATCCGTGACAAGTACGCATCGCGAGGTTGGTAATCATGAAAGTTTTTTGGAACGACGACTACACAAGCATTGACTACGATTTTGATACATCACGAAAGTCAAACCATATTATTGACTTTCTTCAAGAGGATGCATCACTCCCAAGTCAACTGAAACAACTGAAAGATATTCCGAATGTTGTTGTATCTGACCCATACGCAAAGACGGATATTTCTGTTTCGGAAAATTTGATTAATGAATGGTTGAGCGCAAAATTCGTTAGAGCACTCAAAACAAACGATAATCGTTTACTCTCCGAAAGTCAGGGTTTTAGGTGGTGTCCGAATACATACACCTTTGCACGAGCACATACCCATGGTTTGATTGCGTCAATTGACGAGGTCATTGACAGTGGCGGAAGGAGCGGAAGTTTGTCTTCAGGTCTTCATCACGCATCAATGACTTCGGGTTCAGGTTTCTGCACCATCAATGGAATTGCACTAGCATCTATCTACGCATACGAAAAAGGTCTAGAACCAATCGTTTTGGACTTTGACGCACATTGCGGAGGCGGAACAATGAATTTTCTTGAGCAGTTCAATAGTTTGTTAGAAAAAACAGATAAACCGATTCATCAGATTGATGTGTCAACAAATCATTTTGATTGTTACGAAAGTGAACGAGATTGGTCTTACCTCAAAGTACGAGTACGGGATGAAAACTATCTTGATTGCATCAAGGAGGCACTTGAGGTCGCACGACCATTAGTGACAGAAAAAACACTCTTTATCTACAACGCAGGAATTGACCCAGTTGGTTCCTATGAAATTGACGAAGATGTCATC